GTCCTCAGCAGCAACCGTGGCGGTGCTGGTCGGGTCGGTGGCTCCACCGGATCCGTACAGCACGTTGGTGCCACCATCAAGGACAGCAGCGACAACGGCATCGAGCGAGTCAGCCATGTTGTAGGCCACGATGTTCGCAACGGCGGGGTCAACGTCGCTGAACGCGAACTCACCCAGCTTGCGGGTCTGCAGCACGACGTTGCCGTACTCAGCCAGCGTCACCGAAACGGTGCTTACGTTGCTGATTGCGACTGCGTCGGGATCCGTGCCCTCCGTCAACGTGCTTGTCGCGGTGGACAAGTCGTTGTACAGGGAGAACACTACGGACGATCCCGGCATTGCTTGCTGCACAGGGCGCTTGTCAGCCAGCGAACGGTACATGGGCTGCGAGCGCAGCGCGAATTCCACGTACCTGTCGTAAGCTGCCTTGACGAGGCCACCCATTGCAGTTGTGTTGGTGTAGGCATCTGCCATAGTGATTCACCTCCTTCTTGGCGAATAGTTGGATGTCGAGACGCAGTTAGAACGCCTCTGGCCCGGTGTCGTTCCCGAACAGAACCCGGTTGAGTTCTGCAGGATCGGCTGCAGCATTGATCAGCGCGGCAAGTTGATCGGTGTCGCCAGACATGGTCTGGCCCGATGACTGTGCTTGGCTGATGCGATTGAGTGCTGCCGCATTCGGGTCTTCTGCAGGCGAACTTCCTGCATCCGAGGACTCGGTCTGAATACCGAAGACATCTCCGTACTCAGTAACCCAGTTCTCAACCTCCTCAGCGGAGGTAATGTCCTTAGGAATGAACGCAGATATTTTCTCGTTCATACCCTTAGACGCGAGTACATCTTTGATGGAACGGTCGCGTTGTGCAGTTTGCAAAGACTCAAGCAGTTCGCTCATCTCTTTGATCTGCTTATCTTTGGCCCTGTTGGCCTTACGCAGTTCCTTCATGGCTCGCGAGTCATTAGATGAATCAGCGTCCTGATCCATATCCAAATCGTCGTCGTCCCAAGTGATGTTCTCAGACATGCAATTACTCCCAATCAATAGATGAACGCAGACCACAGCCACACTTGGGGGAGTGGGACTGGCTTCTACTACCGGACTGTTTCTCGCTGAGGGCCGGCTGGTCTCAGTCGGAGTGGACGAGGTCGGAATCGAACCGACGTACCCTGACTTACCCACATGGGGTTCTAGGTCAGGGTCTATCCAAGGTTCTCGCCCTAGCGGTTAATAACCGCCGCGTCGGCTCAAAGTGCCAGACGTTATTGCTGAACTGCCGCTGAACCGGGCACGTTCACGGGACTGCAAGCCCCGAACCTTCTTCTTCGCTGCTGGATCCAAATCCAGTTCAGCCAACGCCACCTCGTCATCAGACAGAGTGGCCTTCTCTAGATCGGCAAGCCTCGATGTCGCGTCACGCTGCTCCGAGATGCCCGTCACGCGGGTACGGAAAGCATCAGCGTTCAAGTCCTGATCGCCAGCGAACGCACCAGCGATGGACTCACTCGTGCCACGACTGAAGTCCAAGCTGCCTTGTGCTGCGACACCACCAATGAGGGCTGCATTTGCCATGCGGTTTATGTCATTCGTGGCCTTCTCAGGATCAAGGACGTAGCCAACAAGGGCATCAGCCTGAATGCCGTAGTAATCGCGTAGCGAGTTACGGACATCTTGAGGGGTGTCCCGAACGACACGCTGCGCATCCATGATGCGCTCCTCAACCTCATTCACGCTGAGGCTAAAACCGCCAACCAGATCCGCGATGTTTCCGTACTCTTCATCCGTACCAGCGGTACCGAGATAATCAGAGAGGTTGTTCTCCCTAAAGACACGGCGATAGTTCGACTCCAACTGCAAGTACTCAGCCTCATTGCGAATGTCGGGGATGCCCTTGGTTTGCAACGCGAGCATGCCACGGAAGCGAGTCTTGTATTGATCCGTCTGTGTCAGCTGCTCCGCAATAACTTCGGTGTTCGTGCCGAAATCCGAAATCAAGCGGTCAACGTCACCCATCAACGACTCCATGCCGTACTGAGTCAGGATGTTGCGCAGGAAAGCCTTCGCGCCCAATCGAGCCTGACGACGCTCTTCCACAAGCTGCGCGTTGAGGTTGTTGTAGTACGTCTCCTGCGCTTTGTCGCCTGCCGACTGGGTGTCATTGGATTCATCATCGTCAGTTTGTGGCGGTGTGATCGGCACGAGGGGCGACTGAACGACTGTCGGCTGAATGTTGTTGATGGCACCCTGAAGGGCTGCCTGAGCGCCACCTACGTTGGCACCGATCATGTTGTTGACGATGTTCTGCGCCGCAATGGACTCGCCACGGCGAATGGCATCTTGAGCAGCAGCAATCTGCGCGTTGCGCTGGGCGCGTTGTTGCGGAGTTAATGCCATCAGCGGAATCCAAACCTGCGAAGCAAATCAGTACCGACCTTCGTGTATGTCGCGTAGGCGTTGTTCGTCTTGTCCCAGCGAGCATCCTGTCGAACTAGCCGGTCATACTCATACAACGGCAACACCGCAGGAGAACCATCACCGCCCGTGTACTGCATCGCAGCCTTAATCACCGGGTCATCGAACGTCAACGAGTTAGCCTCTACTTCCAAAAGATTCGAAGCACGCGACCTGTAAGGAGCCACAAGGACGGAGGGGTCGTAACCTTCACGGATCTTGTCTGACCAAGCAGGGAATGCGCCGACAAGATACGTCTCACGGAGTTCCTGCTTAACGTCGTCAAAACTCTGCTCACCTAACGTCATACGGGCGATGTACGCGCCCGCCGACTGGTCATCCAAGTCAAGGCCGTTCATCGATGCCCAATTCATCAACTGTGTCTGGAAAGTGCCGGCATCACCGATCATGTCCGTGCCAGCGACTACCTGCTCACGCAGGACTTCACTCAGGCGATTGCGTATGTCCTGAGTGTCAAAGAGTTTGCGTCGAGCCTCATCAATCAAGGCCTCAACGTCGAACGCTGCAGTATTAACACCAAGTTGGCGTGCGACGGCTTCTACGTCGAGCCGCACCTTCTCGTACTCGCGCTCAACATCGGGAGCCTTATCCGGCTGGACATCCTCAAGCGCGGCATCAATCTCAGAGCCAGTCAGGCCAGCGAAACGCTCAACCTTCTTGATCTCCGTATTAACGAACGTCTTGATGGCTTCAGGATCACCACCGGACTGGTCGCGAATGAACTTCCGCAACTTCGTCCAGAACTCAAGAATGCTTCCTGACGGGTCGTTCGCCGCTAGTTCAAGAATGTAGTTGTACTCAGCGCGAAGCTTCTCCATCTCATCAGGAGCAAGCCGCTCAATAGTTTCCTCAGACATCTATGACAGCTCGCTTCTCTTGAACGTAAGCATTCATCGCATCCATCACCGTGGTGTCCAACTGGAACTTCTCAAACTCAGGACGCTTCGCAATCACCTCACGAAGAATGTCCTCACGGCCCTGAGCCGTAAGACCCTGCTGCTGCACAGTCCTCGCAGGACTACCGCTGGTGATTGTTGGCTGCTCCACCTCAGCAGTACGGATACGCTTCGTGATCCGGTTAAGTTCCTTCTGATTCAGCGGGCGACCGATCATCTCCAACGCCAGCGCGTTAGCTGTCGCGTCAATGTCAGACTCAGCCTGCTTCACCACGGAGGCTCGAGGGCCGGTGTACCGACCACCACCGCCGCCGGATCCGTCTGGGTCAAACGACCCCAAGTCACCCTTGAGGATGTCTTCCATGTTCGCACCGCTGGAAGCGGAGAACTGCAATAGTTGGTAGTACGCAGAACGCTGACCGTCAAGCGTGCCCAGCTTGGAGTTGGTCACCCGGCGCAGGTCGCCAAGTAGTTCCTTGTAGGCGGCCTTGTCTTCCTTGGATGCGCCCGGATCAAGTGCAGCACCCGCAATTTTCTCAAATTTACGAGTACCTTCGTACACCGTTGTCATTACCGGCTGCACCCCAACGCCGGGGTTATACGTCGTGTATCCCACGGCGACAGGGCGAGTGTCCGATGAGTACGGCGCGTTTTGGCTGACCGTGCCACCAGCAGTCGGAGTGTCATCCTCATCAAGTTCAATACTGTCCGTGTCTCGGCATTGGCTTACGTCAGTAAAGAAGCCTCTTTGTCCCGTGCTTTTGAGTATGCAAGTTCCTGCCATTAGGAATCCTCCGAAATAAACTGCGGGTCTGCTTCAAGAACGGCCTCAATGAATCGCTTGGCCTGCGGTGATTCCTCCTTGAAAACTGCAAGGTTCTTGTCCATGCGAGCAGTCAACGTGGCCTTAGCGGCACGCTTCTCAGCATTGGTGCCCTGCAAACCAGAGATTTCATTTTTGAAATAGTTGTAGATCTTGATGGACTCTTGCAGAGCATTAGCTGTGTCATTCAGTTTTCCGTCACGCTCCTGCAAGAAGGTGAGCATCGTCTGAACGTCGTTGAGTTGCTTGGTCAGGCGAATGTTGGAGCGACCCTCCGGTACGTCCTGAGCCACCAACGCATAGGCCGGATGAGCAGCCTTGAGTTCATCAATCGTCTTCTTGCGGCGCTCCTTTATCCGCTTCACCTGATCCGCTGTTGTCGCTTCCGCGATCTCTGCGTCGTATGCACGCTTCGCTCGATTGACTTCAATCTGACCATTGATGGCAAAGAACTCCTCAAAGCGTTCCGACTCAGTCTTCGGCACGCGAATGCCCTGCTGAATGTTGAGCAGAGCATGGGTGAACATGTCAAACTCGCCCGTCTTCGGGGCAAGCCACCACGTAGCATCGCCAACCTTTTCGAACAGTTCTTCCGTCTCCGGTGACCTGTACCAATCCAGCACATCGTCGGTTGCCCGAACCTGTGCGATAGAGGCGGTTGCCTGATCTTGGACGTTGTATTTAGTCGATGACAACGTGAACGGCATCAGGCTTGTCCAGTTGCCGAACGTCCCGCTTTCCTGCGTAGGTGCCTGCATCGCGTACCAAACAGCAAGCGCCTTCTCAAACTGCAGAGGGTCATCCTTGTACTTGTCCAGCAGCGTGTAGTAGGCATCGTCCATTGAGTCGATGCCGTTCTCGCGTGCGAAGTCCGAAGCGGATGCCGTGTATCCCTGCGGAAACGCGGGGATAGTAAAGCCACCGACCCAGCGAATAATGGACAGGGACGTAGCCATCAGGTTGGCGTTCTTCCATTGATCGCTCTGCTTGAATCGCTCAGCATCAACGAGACCCGGTATCGCGGGAGTGCCATCGACATTCATCATCGGCTCACCGTTGACGGTCAACTCATCGAGCATGCCCTCAGCAGCCATGATCGCCATCGTGTCCATCGCCGCGTTCGCCATACTGGACTCAACCCATTCAGGATCTGCAGCACTCAGCGTTTTCAAAACACCAGCCGGCAAGATGGCTTGGTACATGTCTTTCAGCACGCTGCCGGTTGACTGGCTGTACTTACCAAGAACCGCAGATCGCAAGCCAGCCAGAGCTGGGAAGTTGGCGAAATACGCAGCCAGCGGTGCTGTGATCGGCCCCATCACGGACGGGACGTTTGCTGCTATGTCCAGCGAGGGCGATAGCCCCAAGACCTTGCCGCTGATGCTGAACGGATTCAGACCAGCGAACTCAGATGCCTCAATCCCAAACATCTCAAGGATCGGGAATTGGTTTTCACCTAGTGCGGTGGTGAGTGCCTTCTGCACCAACTCGTTGCCGGGGTAGGCGAAGTACATGTCACCCTGATCGTTCTCAAAGGTAAAGCCGTTCTCACCGAGCAGGTTGTAAACAAGCGCGGCCTTCCACACGGACTCAGGACTATTAGTCACCGTGCGCTGCACGCGACGGTAGAAGTCTTCCGTGGCACGGTAATACCGGCTGAAGTTACGAACCTTCCACGCCAGATTGGATCGATTGGCGGGGTTGTCGATGTAACTGATTGTCAGGTTGTAGGCGGTGTCCATTGACTGCTGCGCGTACATTTTGTTAGCCAGCTCAATGTCGGCATCGGTGACAGGTGCGTCGTCTCCGCGCCGCTTCGCAAGAGCCTTAGCGAACTGCTGACGAGCCTGCGCGGTCTTCTCAAACTGATCCAAGTAGTTGGCAATAAACAGCGGCGAGCGAGAGATACGGGCGTTCTGCCGGCCCATCCACCCAAAAGCACGGTCACCGAGCAGTTGGGTCTCGTGTGTTGGGAACGGGATCAAAGGTTCTTGGATGGTTTCCCGACCAAAGATGTACTCCGGTCGATCCTTCACCTTGATGTCAGCGAGCATCTCCTTGCTGACTGCTGCCTTCTGCACGGTGTCGCCATTGTCGTTGACGATCTCATCCCAGAACGTGGCAAACTCGTTGCCCTCGTCATCCACGCGCATGAACATGTCACGCACTTTCTGGTTGACGGTGCCATCTTGCTTCGTTAAGTGCTGGAAGACGTTCTCAAAGTAATCATCAGCGAACTGATCAATGTCAGCGTCGCTACGGATCCGACTGAACCGCTCCCTGTACTGCCATGTGTCATCCTCGCGGATCAGTCGTGCAATCTCAGCCTTCGCTGCAGCGGGGTCATTGAGTAGCCGAACGGCGGCTTCGCCGATAGGCCCGTCGCCGTCGAGTGTTTCCTGCAGGTTGCGGTACCAGAAGCCGAACCCGTACAGAGTTTCGGTGCCGTTCTTCGTTGTCTTGGGTGCGACGTTTGTGTAGGCACCAAAGCGAACGGGGGTGAGTTCGCCGTACACGATTCCCGGTAGCCCTTCGGTGGCACCCAGTTCGCGACTTGCGTAGATCGGGTAACCACCGGAGTTGAGGTACGCACCAGCCTCACTAATCTCATCAAGCAAAGAGATACCGTGCGTTGAATCGGCAAGGTACTTGAACGCCAGTCGGTTTGTCTTGCTCGTCAGGTTGGTGCGAACACCGAATACCTTCTGCGACGCGAGAGCCTCTACGGCAATTTGCGCGAAGCTCGATGAATCGCCCTGGGCAAGAGCCAATCCGGCAGCCTTCAGAGCCTCAGGGTCTGCCTGCTTGAAGACCATTTCAGCCATCCACTCGGGATAGCCCTTGTGCTTCATCCAGCGGGAAACCCATTCAGCCTTGTTGGCAACCATGCCCAGGCTGGTCTGGAGTTCGATCTGTCCCGTCTTTGGGTCAACCTTGAGTCGTGGGCGCGACTTGCGAATGGCTTGGTCAAGGCGACGACCGCGATACAACTGGATCAACCCGCCACCGAGCAGCCAGTACAGGCCAACCTCTTCAATGGCGTTACGCATGGAGAAGCGAAGTCCATAGAGAGTTCCGACAGACCACATGTTGGTTAGTCGCTCAAGGCCATTGCCCGTCTTCACGCGCAAGGGGTTGCGTAGTTCCTCAAACTCGCGCAGGTTGGGGAGGCGAATGTTGTCGACAGCCTGCCCCACGTGCAGCGCATGCTCAATGCCCTCACCATCAGCTGAGAGGCTGCGCGGAGGGCCAACGGGCAGCGACATTTCAAAGTCGGCATCGAACTCATCCATTGCTGCCTTGAGTTCGTCCTCGTCTAGCCCTAGTTCCTTGAGCCGTGCTTTTTCTGCTGCCCTACTCGCCTTGTGTTGCGCAACCAGCGCAGCCTTTTCGGACGGTCGCACGGTAACAACGACCCCGTAAGCCTCGCCATCCATCGTGCCCGTCACCAGCGATCGAGCCTCAGGTGTCAGGTCGCGCACGAGGTGGTCGCCCTCTTGGCGAGTAAGGGTTATGCCACGGCTCGCAGCTGCGCTGCGCACTAAGCCAGACAGGAGCAACCGGCGGGTGCCGATGTCACCTTGTCGGAATGCGTCAGCGATGATCTCTGATGTTCGCTTCGGTAGGAACTGACGGGCGTAGCGGTACACCTGTTGCGCGTCAGCAGCATTGGTCAAGCCGACGACGGTTCCGGTCGCGAGGGATGCGAATTGCCGGTTGAACGAGTCGAAGATGCCAGCGGCAGTATTGAACTTGTACTGCCGGTTGGCGTGACCAAATGCCACGGCGTTGTCACTCAGGGATTCAGCGAACAGTCCCGGCTGCCCCGCATCCTTGAGATGCTCATCGACAATCTTGGCAGCTTTGGAGTACTTGCTTGTTGCGAGAGCAAACTGGTTCACCATCGCCATACGCGCTGATCGGATCAGCGACATGCGGGGGATGGTGACATCCCGACGCTTGGTGGTGCTGGCGATTCGACCGCTCACGGATTTGAGTGCGGCCTGCTCTTTCTCCAACTGCTTCATCCTGCGCGTGGCTTCTTCAACCTCACGCAACTTCGCGAATACTTCAGCACCGTCATCCATCAACTGTGCGTCCATTGCCGCCTGACGCAGGATCTCCCGGTTGGCAGACTCAACGGCGATGCGATCAGCGATCTGGCCCGTCGTAACCGTGTAGGCATCGTTCAGGTCATCAATGGTGCCGGCGATTGACTCAGGGGTGAAGTCTCCGTCTGGGCCACGGTACGGGCTAGTGCGGATATCTTCGATCAAGTCTTCAGGCATCTCGTCGTACTGACGAGTCATGCGGTTACGGATACCTGCGGCGCGAGTTGCGTCACCCGCCGCCTCTGCAGCATCCAGATCGTTCAGGTCGTTGGCGAATGCCTTCCAGTAGCGGTAGGCAGGAGTTGACACCTCGAGCGTGCCGAGACGCATCTTGCGGATAACGTCGGCAGCCTTAGCGCCGGGAGCAAGGCGCGAGATGCTGTACTTCATCACCTGACCGATACGGATCGCCTTCGCGCCGACAAGGGTGGGGTCGAGAATCAGCGAGGCGACCATCGTGGTGGCATCTAGCCCAATCTCGCGTGCCTTAGAGCCACGGGCAGGATCAAAGGGGACATCCCTCGCTGCACCACCTAGCACCATGCCGGTGCCACCAAGGTGCGCGGAGTTGATCTGCCGCATCAGTTCTTGCGAGTTACCGTCAGCCTTGTTGTAGATCAGGTCACGGATGTACGGCAAAGCCAGTTCGTTACCCGCGTACTTGTCGACCAGCGTGGAGATAATCGGATCTGGCATACCCTGGACAGTCGCCTGATGAATGTCCAGCATGACCTGAACCTGCAGCGGGGCGTACTCACCGGAGTCCTTGATCTCCTGTATGTACTCCTGGTTGTACTCACCCTTGCGGGTCGCGTAGTACGCATTAGGGCTGACTATTCCGGCGAACCAGTTGACCATGGTCTCGCCGCCGATGACATCTACGCCGTCAGAGTTGATGTCCGTGTTGTACTGACCGGCACGAAGAAGGTTCTGCACACCCTCTTGAGCCGTCACGAACGGCTGAATCAGAACACCGAAAGCTTGAAGTGCCTTCTCTGCAGCCTTCTGCACAATGTTGGGATCAGAGAAAGCGTTAGCAGCAGCCGTCGTGATCTTCGCCTCAACGACATCCGGTAGCACCGAAGCAAGAATCGGATCGGCATTCTGCAGGGTCAGGTACACGTTGCGGATGTCGGTCTGTGATCCCACCTCACTCGCAGCGATGACCTTGTCGGCGGCATCGTTCAAGACACCAAAGTTGATGAGCTGCGCTACTTCCTCAGACGTAACGTCAATGCCGTCCTGCTCAAGCATCTGGATCAGCATGTTGACGGACTTGTAGCCGTCGAAGCCGTCAGGGATCTTGCGGCGCTTGTCTTCGTCGCGGAGCAACTGCTCAGCCTGCTGCATGAAGAAACTGCGGGGCTTCGGCTGAACGTAGGTCAGGCCTGTGCCGTCGGGGCTGAACGAAGGAAGATCTGGGATCGGCGCTACCTCAGGGGCGCGTTCACCCGCACGCTTCAGTTCGCGATAGGTATCAGCAACATCTAAGCGTCGTGATTCCTCGCGCATGCGAGACGCTTCAGGGCCGAAGTCGAACTCCGGCTCAAGATCAACAACTCGATCACCAAAACCCATGTTGTCTTCGGGGTCAACATCGGTGTTAGTCCTACGGCGATTGGGCGGCTCGCCTACTTCGTAGGGAACGCTCACATGCCACGCCGATACAGCACATCACTAATGGCTTGCAGCGTCGGGTCGCCTGTGCGCTGATACAAGCGTTGCACGGTGTTCGACATGGCTGCCATTCGTTGTGATTGTGCTGAAGCAGTAGGGGTGGGGCCGGGGCCAAAGTCGGCTCCTGCCGTGACTGGCTCACTCGGTCGCTGCGTCTTCGACATCAGGGGAGTGACGGGACGCATCGCCTGAGGGCGCGACTGCGGGGAGCGCGTCGGCTGGGTTGTCTTCGCAGCACTCATGGGTGCCGAACGCTGAATGTCTTGGAAGTCGCTGTTCTCGCCGTATGCCATGCCCGTCATCTGGGCGTTGACTTGCTGCGGCCCACCATCAGTACGGCGCGACAACGCGCCTGGGGGAGAGGCTGGTGCCGGCTGGCGCGGGGTGCGCTTACCACCGTGACCGTTAGCCATCTTCTTCCTCCGCTTCCAAAAACACGACTCGAGGGTCGATCAACTCTTTCTCCGGTGTAGGCCCGAGGTCGTCGTCATCGTCGTCGTCCTCAAAAAGGCCGTACTGGTATGCCTCTGCCATCGTGTTGGCGAACAAACCCTGCATGCGGCTGACCATGTCAGCTGCAACATCGGGTGACCACGAAACGCCCTCAGCGATGAGGGCGCATCGCAGTTCCCCGTAGCCAACATGGACATGTATGTCACGCATTGACGGACGCATTCTCATGCTGGCTCCTTTCTAGAATGGTTACTTGCTGCCTTTGGTGCCCGTACCACCGGGCGCACCGAACTTGACCTCGCCGGTCGGCTTGCTTGGCTGCTTCTTTTCCAAAGAGCCAGCAACAATCGGCTTGCCGTGAGTGCCTTTACCTGGCTGCGGCATGTTGTTCTCCCTTACCACTTGACGCGGTCAGCCCAATAGGCCGCCGACATTTTTCCTTTTTTGATGTTCTTGGCATGGCGTGCCTTGAACGAAGCTTGACGTTTGGTGGGTTTCTTATCGCCCGTCACACCTTGCTGACCGAAACGAATGGTCTTTACCTTGTCACCTTCCTTAGCGACGACAACGTGCGACTTGGTGGGGTGCTTCGGTGTGCGCTTCGGCTTGTTGTAGCCAGAGACACCGGCACGCTCTAGACCGGGATCTTTCTTGGCAGGCATTAGAAAGGCTTATTCGGCTTGTTCTTTTTCTTTTCGTCAGCCATAGCCTTAGGCAAAGAATCAGCCTTCTTCTTCTCTCGCATCTTCGCCACCTTGGTGGCCCGAGCGGTGCGTCGCTTCTGGTTGGGCGGCTCGCCCTTCTTGCCCTTGTTGCCATCCTTGTAGGAACGCTTCTTCGCGGCAGCCATTACTTCTTCTTCCTCTTCACGGCAGCGTTATCAACGAGATTGGGGTAAGGCCGACCAGCCTTCTTCGCTCGCGCTTTCGCTGCAGACTTTTGGGCGGGGGTCAGGGGTGTTGACTTCTTCTTGGGGTTCCTCTTGTCCCAGAACGCTTTCTTACGGGCGCGAGCCATTAGGGGGAGCCTCCGTTGTCTTGACATTCGGCATGACGGTCGAGTTCTCAGGGTGATTACCGTCGCCACCCATCTGATGGGTCTCATCCATCCAGCATCCACACGAAATGCACATGGTTTCTCCTAGACAGGTAGGCGACGGCTAACGCCGGCGGTGAGGTTGGGGTTGCCGTCTGCACCAAGATTCGCCATCAGCATCTGCAAGTCAGGGCGACCACCGGCTCCCATGCCTGCTTGACCCGGCGCTACGCCGCGCAGCAGACCTGTGGCCTCGTTAATTCCCTCAAGGTCAGCACCACCGGGGGGAGCCTCACCTGGGGCACCCGTCAAGGTTTCCTCACCTGGGGACTCAACCCCCGGTGATGCCGGTTGTTCTTGCGGAGCGAAAGCCTCAGACACGATCTCCTCAATGGATCGGCCTCGCTGCCTACCTAGAATTATTTGAGACAAGCGCCCCAGAACCTCGCCAGGATCTTGACCGTTCTGAGCTAGCACGGGTATCGCTTGTGCGTACCCGGCTACTGCCTGCTTCAACGCGTCCCTCATCTCTTCGATGTCTACGCGCTGCTCTTCCTCGGTGGCGTTCAAAGCGAAAGGCATTTGTCGCCGCAAGAAGTCTCTACTGATGAGACGGTCACCGCGTGCTTGCAGTCCGAAGACCAGCGCACGGTTGGGATCCAGCCCAGCCATGAGGCCGTACTGGACATCTACGGTGTAGTCGCCCTTGATGTCCTTCTCAGGGCGGTACTTGATCTCATACGGAGTTCCGTCTGCGTTACCACGCACGGTCTTGGTCTCCGACCCGAACATCTTCTCGTCCACCATGAAGGCTTTCTGGACAAGGGACTGCAGGGTGCGGGAGAACATGGCCTGCCCGGTACGGATCTGCGTATCGAAGCCCGACATGAGGGCTTGCACGCCACGGCCCGTGACCACGGAAGAGTCGATGTTGCCGTTGCGTGCGTCGGGGTAACGCGCACCAGAGCGCAGTTCCTCATCGAGCAGACCCTGCTGCGCGAAAGCCTCGCGAGGAACATCAAGCGGAACGCGACGAACCTGCTGCCCGTTGCCGGTACGGATAACGCTATCGGGGCCGAGCGCCAGTTCCTGTGCGTCAGGTGGCAAAACGATGGGCGCTTGCACGGACTTCTGTGCAGCCTCAAGGCTCAACAGCGCGAAGCGTGCCTTGGCGACCTGCACGGCAAGGACATCATCGAACTGCCCGTGGGAATCGCTGTCCACGCCGGGACGCTGCGTCCACTCAACCATGCACTCACCGACAGGGTTGGGTGTCTTCTCAAGGATGATGCCGTCACGGGACGGCAGGAAGAGGATGTCTGCGTCCTTGTCGTGGTAGCGAACCACCTCAACCAGCTCGGTGCCGGTGCTTTGGCGAGCGATCAGGCTCTCAGCCTGCGGGTACATCGCGATCAACTCGTCGCGAGTCTTCATAAACGAGAAGTACGCGGCAGTTACCTCACCCCAGCGGTTATACACCGGGTACGCGCCCACAGAATCCATGAAGGTGATGCGAGGCATGCGGTTGTCAAAGTCGATCTCCACCATTGCTGGCACGAAGCCGTAGGTGAAGTACCGATCCGCAGCCTGATACATCTGCTTCTGGATGCTTGAGAAGTCCAGGTAGCCGTTGACGATGCGGGTGCGCTTCTCCGCGAACTCGCGTGCGCTATCGGACACCATCTTGGCGCTGGCGCAGTTGAAGGCGGGTAGGGGAGCGAGAACCTCAGCGAGGTCACGAGCCGCAACATCCACCATGTTCGCGACGATGCCCCGATCAAAGGGGCCATCAGGGAACAAGTCGGGGTACACATCACGCATACGCCCCTGCCGCACCGCGAGAACGTCCTGCATGCGCCCGTCACGATCCGCGTACCTCGCGGTCATGCGGTCGTAGCCAGCCTTCAGCTCGCGGATCTGCATCTCAGACGGGGCAGCGTCCATGAATGGCAAGGCCATCGAATCGTTAATCAATGAAATCTCCTAGACACCAATCGGCTTCCATGCACCCGCTGCTTCAGCATCGAGCAGGTTCATGGTTGATTGCTGCTGCTTGTCCCACGGCGTAAGGAACGGGTTATTAACGTGGCTGCGCGTGTAATTCGACATCAACGTGACACGGTCACGGCACGCAAGCTCCGCGAACCACAGGCTCATAACGATGTCGGTCTTCGCCGTTTTGGGTAGGGCCGGTGCCCAAGTGATCAGTTGCTCAATCATCGTCTTGATCGACTCCTGCCCGTGCGTACTGGGCAGTTCGATCAGGTGGTGCTTGTCTTCCCAGCCATTCCACAGCACCGTCATGGAGGCCACACCGAAATCAACATCATGCTTGTTCTGACCCGTGAAGTGCGGCCTGATGACCGAGCCACGAGCGGCACAGAAATCATTCAACTCACGGTCATGCACCAAAAAGCCCTGGAAACCATTCTTCTCAATACGCCACTCAGCGATGTTGAACCGGACAGTCCAGTCCTTGATCAAGTTCCGCATCTGCTCCGGTGTCATCGCGGCCTGGTTATGGACATCTAGCACGTACCGCTTCTGCGTCGCCGGATCCAAGCCGATAACCGTCACAGCCGTGTGCCCCGCCGTAGCCGGGTCAAGACCCGCCACCACGATCAAGCCATCCATGCCGTTAGGCCGGCAGTTCACCATGCCCTTCGGCATCACACCCGCCATGCGGTTGCCGTTGATGCTCGCCTTAATCGCGTCAGGGCTGAAGATCGAATCGTCGGCAACCTGCTGCTGCTGGTACACCATCGCCCATGCACGAGGGGACATGCGCTTGCGCTTCTTACTCAGGCGCGGCCCGTCCCACTTGGGGTACAAGCCATCCTCACCGGGCTGCGAGTCCCGAACACCCGGCTCAGGCTGGTTTGAGCGAGGCCACAAGGTCTCCCAGTCAGCCGGGTCATCAGCTGCCTGCAGCAAAGCTGGCATCGCCAGGTACGTCCACGGCGACTCCTCATCGGGGTACCGTTGCGGGTCACGCACCTCTGAGTACAAGTCCTTACTGGACAACCGCGTACCCACCACCAGCATCGAGCCGGTAGACGAGATACGAGAAATAACCTCCGACTGCAGCCAGTCGATCTGCTTCTCGTACTCGTGAGCGTTAGTCAAGTCCACGCAGTCATCCATGACGATCAAGTCAGCACGGGCACCGTAGATGTGGCCCCGAACACCGATGGCCTGAACCGTCGGATCCTTCTCACCAGAGTCACGGGCGGCATCCGACAGATAGATCATCGTCCGGTTCCACGCCTCAGAGTCCTTATCGAACCCACCCATCGGGGCGTACCGGGAGATCATCTCCGCGTACTTGGGGTGCGTCAGCCGGGTCTTGATGGCGTAGAGCATTTTCTCAGCCATCGTCTGGGTCTTAGACACCAGCAAGATCCTGATATTCGGATCCATCGCAATCCGGTACGTGCAGTAGTTGATCGTTATCGACGTTGTCTTGGCATGCTCAGGGGGCATGTTCACGC